ACATAGCAATCTTCATCATTGATAGATACTGTGCTTACATCGCCTTCTGTAAACATCAAATCACCTTGTATAACACCACCGATGCCAAGTTTTGGGAGATGTTTTAATGCTGAAAGTAGTTTAGTAGCGAGCTCTGGTTGTGCGCTGTACCATTTGTCAATGTCTGCTGCATTTTTACAACGTTTTGGCTCGCCTTTAGCAAATACTGATTTAGTACCAATAAAGAATTTACTATCACTTGGGTCGATCCCACAGATAATTGCAGGCGCACCGTCCCATTTAACTGTAAGCTGTGTAGTTGTTCCTGTGCCTTCTGCCAACATTAGACGTAAACTTTCTACATAGTCCAATGCCGCATGCGCACCTGCATAGCCACTATTAAAGATTAAATCTTCTAAGTGTTCTATATGAATTGATGGTGTTTTTATTCCAGTAGCTTCCACTAATTGCCAACTAGGACTTTTATTTTGTATTTCGTGCAGTTGCATTTGTTCGTTTTCCTATGTTGCCCGATAAATTAGTTCGACCGCGAACAAAACCATCTGATTGTGTACCTTCTGTAATGTATTTATTTTCTATCCCATTAGTATACCATTTGAGATTTTTTTCAGTTATAGCACTTCTACCATACATTGGATTATTGGTACCTTTTGCTGATCCCATTTCTTTTCGTGCAGCTGATACTTTTGCACCAATTTCTTTCTTATATTCTTTAGTGCGCGAATCCCATACTGCCTGTACTAATTTACCCGTATGTTTACCGTACATCGAATTTTTACTACCTTTACTTGATCCTAATCGTTTCTTAGTAGCGGATATTTTGTCACCGATAATATCTTTTTGTTCCTGTGTTCTATTTTTCCAAATTTCTTTAATAGTATTAGGATCACCACCATACCCGCCCGAGTCAATATTGTAAAATTCTGTATTTGTGGTTGCATTATAGTAAGCAATCCATTTAATTTCGGCATCAGATAATTCTTGCCAGCTCGAACATTCCTCTAATATCACTCTAGTAAAATTAGATTTACCGTAACGTTTAACTGCATTTTTTAATATCTTGCCACTGCCCAAATATAATTCTTTATGTATAGATTCATGCGAACATAATCCTACATATTTTTTATTGTTAATAGTGCAAGTTGTTAGATAAATGAAACCGTACATATAAAATCTCCTATACAGTTATTTATCTAATTAGCACAATAGATAGAACATTTAGAGGATTAAACAGTTGGTGTTGCTGGTGCAGTACTAGTTTTAGCGGCAAGTGCAGCATATCTAGGATCGGTTGGGCCAATACCACCTATTGTTGGTAATGCAGTTGGTTTAATCGGTTTAGCTACCTTGGCTGCTGGTGTCGCTGGCGCTTCGGCTGGTGCTAATGCACGTGCTGCCATAAAATTAGAAATTTCTTTAGTTATCCACTGTGTCATTACATTAAGTGATGTATTGGCAGGAGCGATTGTTGGTGCAACTCCTGTAAATTTAGTAAACCATTGTACTGCTTGCGCAGGCTGTGACTGAGTGCCTGATAATTTAATATTTTGATCAACAGCAACCCATTTTTGTAATGCCCCAGACGCAACTTTTTTAGTTTGTTCTGCCTGTTGTCTCGATGTTTGTGATGCTTGGTATCCTGTTTTTGCCGCGGCGAACGCTTGTGAAAGTTTAGGTATTGCAGCTACTCCTTTACCTATTTTGTTAGCCGCAGTTGCAATTAAGCCAGCTTTAGTAAATTTTCCTTGTGCATTTCGTGCGCCTATTTTGGCACCACCTTTAAGTCCACTAGCAAAATTTTGCCCTAAATTTTTAACTGAATCAACAAATCCTTCATCTACAGTATTTTCTGTTAATATTTCATTAATCTTCATATATGTTCTCTATTATTATTATTTTAATAAGCCGGCTGATTTAATTACAGCATTTACTTCTGGTGAATCTGTTCCTGTTGTTGCTATTTTATTTTTAGCAAGGGTTCTTAAATATGCTGCATTCTGGGGAGCAACAATTGGTTCACCAGCAGCGTTTGTTGATGCTTGTGGTACTCTGTCCATTGTTGCATCTGTGTCTTTTGGTAGTACTGCATAACTAGATGGTATGCCATGCGGAGCATTATCGATTGTATTCGTTACTGCGCCTATTCCTTTAGCTACTGCGCCAAGTATTCCAGGAGTTGCTTTGCGTTGAGCAACATTTGCGGCGCCACGCTGGGCTGATGCATTAAATCTATCAACTGTTGCGCCCTTTACTCGTTGCATAATTCCGGGCTGTTTAACTGGAGGCGCACTAGCTTGCGCTATTAAATCATCGATTTCAGCCTCAACTAATATTTCATTAATCTTCATCTTTCATTTTCCTAATACCGCGGCTGAATTTTGCTGGATCTTGCCCTTTAATTGCATTAAGTAGACGTCGTTCTAACTCGCCAGCTTGTTCTGCATCGTAGCTTTCACGGATGTGATTAATGAGATTAATAGCACCATTAATGATGTTATTAGCTCTGTTTTCAATCAGATTTGCTTTATCCTTATGCTGTAACAGTTCATCTAGCTCAGTAAGGATACTACGTGTGCGCTTTTGCAAGATCTTGCTCCATTTGTATTATTTATTAAAGATATCTAGAATAGAAGCTTGCTACTTCTGGGAAGGTTTTTTTCCAGTCTTCGTTACGAATATTATCAAATTTTGTGATATTATCAATCATAGTATGAATAGCCAATGGGTTTTCTACCCATGTTGTATTGATTAAATTACTAAGTGGAGAATCAACTAGACTAGTTGCATATAGTTGTGTTATATTGGCTATGCTATATATACCGCCTGCCATATGTCTGGAATGTGTTATTGCATCACCGCGACTATCTGTAGAGAAACTACTAGATAACCAGTCTGCTAATTCATCTTGATAATATAAATTAAAGATATTTATAGTTTCTTCGATTAGAAACATAACATTAACAGGCAAAGTTTCTCTTAAATTAAATATATTAGTAGTAACTTGTTCCCATTTAGCGGGCCAACGTAAATATTCGAATCGTTCACCAATCCCATCTAAACTAATATTAAGTTTCACCAGATGAAATTTTTCAATTATACTAAAATATTTTTCTTTTATGGGTTGTGTACCATTGGTTTGAAAGCTAATAATTAATTTTTCCTTAGCATGCGGAACTAAACTAGCAATGGCATCAGCAACTTTCCAATAGCCATCCCCCATTAGTGTTTCGCCTCCACAAAATACAACCATTTCTAAATTACTTAAATCCAAGGTCCTTAATATTGCAATCATTTCGTCGGCTTTGGATATCGGTGAAGTAGCAGTAAATGGTAGATTATTATCTCGAAGATGTTTTTGCCAATATGTACTCAATTGTGGTCCACAAATTCTACATGCTAGATTACAGCTTACATCAAACATTAAATCTAATCGCTGCGGGCCACTTAAATTTTTCTGCCTACCAAATTTTTCTAACATACCAGTCCGTAAACTAGCTATCCCTGCCTTTTCGTTTCCCTGGCAAGTCCAACATCCATAATCCCATTTATTTTCATTATTTTTATTTCGCAACGGAATTAATCTATGGTCATTCCATATAGATAAATTAGGATTAATAACAAAATTATCTTTTCGTAGACAACACGCTTGAATACTTGCTTGGTGCGATGTTTTACCTAATGTAATTTGTAATCCACCGTGAATCATTGGACAATGAATAGTAGACATATCAACCATTATTCTTTAAACTGGCAAGCATACCTTTAAGTTTGCTACTATCAACTGTTGCATTGATTTTTGGATGGTCTATAATTTCACCAGTTTCTTTATTAACTGTTGAGTTTGGCTTAATATTGTTTAATACATTGTTGATATTACGACTTGCACCATTGCCGTCACCTGCCATATCTTCACCAGGGTCAGTAATACGCATTGTTTCAATATTATACTCTAAGTCTACTTTATGTCCTACGCCAGTTGAACTACGTGACTTCATACATTGTAATTGATAACGACCACGTTCTTTCATAGCGCGACTTGTAAAGATACCAAACACGTTATCTGCTGTGTTAATCTTAGATATACCACCAGCGATATGACTATGGTCAAATTCAATTTCTTCCACAGCACTACGATTCAACTGTGACGCAGTTACAAGTAATACGTTAAGCTCTTTTGCTAAGTTACGCAATTCTTCTGCAACATACTTGTCTTTAATAAACTGATCATTTGGGTTAACTTTAATCGATACTGGCATTACTAAGTCTAAGTAATCCACCATAACAAAGTCAATCTTAATACCTGTTTGTATCTGCACTTCTTTTAAGTAACTGCGTATGTCGTTTACATTGCTTTGCGCTGGAAAGCCCTTAACACGATATTGTCCAGATTTCTTACCCACCATCTTAACTTTAAGTTCTGTTGTATCAATATCTTTTCTAATGTCTTTTGTACTCATACCAGTAAGCATAGCATCTGTACGCAATGAACATAGTTCTTCACTAAGTTCTAATGTTACATACACACCACTTAGCCCAGCTTGCAACCAACTAAGTGCAATGTTCATCATAACAAGTGATTTACCTGAACCAGATCCGCCTGCAAAGATGTTAAGTTCGCCACGACTAAAGCCACCGTACAATATCTTATCCATTTGTGGCCAGCCTGTGCTTACTTGTCCACCACTGTTAAAGTATTTGTCAATACGAGCACGTGGATCTTCGAAGTATTCTGTGCCCATGTCTTTAGTTAAACTTATTTGTACAGCGTCTTTAATAAGTTTTTCTACAGGGTCATACTCGCCCTTCTCTAACATATCTGCTGCCGCAAGAATTGCACGTTCAAGTTCGTTACGTTTAGTAAAGCCCTCGAACTCTGTCATAAACCAGCTATAGTGGTCTTCGGTTAAGTCAGGTACATGTTTAAGCGTGACTGTAGTTACTGCTTGTACTTGATCGATAGTAGGCAGTGTTCTATATTCGTCACTGTGCTGTTTAATAAATTTAGCAGCCTCACGTAAACTTCTATCAAAGTTTTCGGGATTGTAGATGTTTTGTACTCGCACATAACTTTGCGGATCTTGTAACATCATTTCTAAAAATAACCGTTGTAGGTCTGCTGAATATTCTTTGCTCATATGTTAATTATATAGCCTTTTTCTTAATAGCTCAATTTTTAATTTACTCGTTTCTTTAGCATCAATGATGCTTTTAAGCACAAACAGTTTGCCGTACTTAACTACTGCCGCGCTAATGTCTTTGCAGTCAGCATCTTCCTGCCACACTGGGAAACTTACACTCCACCCATACTTTATTGCCGCATCGACAAGTTTAGCACCACTCTTATCTGCATCAGCCACAACAATAACTTCACGGCCTAGTGCATCGATAATGTCTGCTTGTAAGTCTGCTACTTCATTGCCCAACACTGCTACGCCATCAATTGCCATAGCATCGAATGGGCCTTCACAAACAATAACAAACTTCCAATCACGTTGTTGATTATTAGTGTTGAATACAACGTTGGGTTCATAGTGACTGTAATACTTTGGTTTAACCCCATCAGTAAATGCACGGCTGGTATAACCAATGGGTTTACCTTCCCAAATAATTGGGATGATTACACGTTGATGTAGACTGTGCTCTGTGCTATCAGTCCAATAAAATTCATACTTGGTTGTATCAACTTTACGCTGTTTAACATAATCAACTGCTGAATTCAGCAATGGTGGCACATTATTAAAGTCATCTAATAGATGAAATGTAATCATCTGTTGGAAACTTACAGCATCTTTGGGTAGCTCGCGTACTTTGAACTCAATCTTCTCTTCGGGTTCAAGTTTTACCTGTTCTGGCGCTACTAAATCTTTAATGCGGATTGCTTCGATTACTAGACGTTTAACATCACCATCGTTAGCACCAAGCCAACCAAGTAGTTTGCGGAATTTAAATGTTAGATGTCTGCCGGGTTGGTAGCTGGCTTTGAAACCACAATTGAAACAGTGATAGCTAACACTACCATCTGCGTTGGCTGTTAAGCCACCACGGCCACGGGTATCTGCTGATTCACCGTTATGTGGACAACATACTCCGTTGAAACTTGTCCAGCCGCTTGGCGTTGTTTTGCGCTTTGCGGGTAGAATTGTTTTAACAAAATCAGAGATTATATTCAGCATATACTATATTATATGCTAGTTGTTACTACGAGTCAAGTATTTTGATTAATAAACGTTCGAGATAACTTGCATTTGTCCAGCCGCACCCCAATTGTCATCAGTGTATGCAGGTAGTGTTAAGTTACCTACTGCTGGCCCAGTGTAGCTCACTGTGTAATTGTAGTATTCTTGTGTTAGGTTCGCAACGTTTGCTTGGTCCAATGTAACCGTACCAACCGAAGTAGTTATACTAGTGATATTAGCAGTAGTCGACCATACCGTTACATTACCATCTGTCAGCGCAAAGGTAAAATCTCTACTAGTAATATTAGCAGGCTTTTGGTCATTGTTTCTGAATTGAATTGTGATAATATTGTCAATATTCTTATAAACTTTCACTGGTCTGCTATACACGATTCTATTCCTTGTTTTAATTGTGGGATCATCATCTAGAACCTGAACCTCTATAATATTTTCATATAAATAACTTGTGATGAGTGGCACTGTGTTTTATCCCTTATCACATATTTATACGGAATCCAATGGAAGACAGTCACAAGATTTTATTAGATCAATATCCCTTCTTATCATACATAACGTATGGTGGAAATGATTATATTGGCGTGGTGCAGAACGCAGACGAATTTATCACCACTATATATGACTTCGCTGCATTACGTACTATAGAGCAGAAAACAGTGTTTTTAGCAATGGCAGATCAGTGGTGGTGGGAGAGTAATAGACTTATACCTATTAACGTATTTTTAAAGCAGGATTGGGTAGAGTTTAGAGTTTGTTTAAAAACATTCAACAGCAAAGATGTCGTAATACAACACGGGCCGTACGTAAGTTTAAGAGAGATTGCAGCAAAGCGCAGTAAGCGCAGAAGTATTACGTTAGTCAGACGTATCCAGTAAGTTCATATTAACAACAACTAATTGGCTATACGCAATTCCGTGAGCACGTTTGAAGTAATAAGTATCATCAGCGGGTTTATCCCAAATAGTTTCAGCAACTTCTTTCCAAGTTTTACCAACCAAGTGTCGCTTTGCAGGACGTATAATAGCAAGAAACATAGCTAGACGCGGAATAGTGTTTACTGCTTCGGGCATTTGTAGCAGTAAGTCATAATGTGCATTTACATGCATCAATTGCGCACAAAAGTCTGGGTCGTATAGTTTAGCCCAGTCTGGTTCACGCATAAGTTCAATTAGATGTTCTTCATTACGTACTTGCTTATATAAGTTTACATTAAGAAAGTCCAGCTTAACATAACCTCTATCTTCGGCAACATCATAATCTAAACTTGCTTGCGCTGTGAATGGGTCTTGTGGGATGTCCGTTACATAGATTCCAGACGCATGTTTTCGAAAATTACCATTAGTTAGTATGCTCGCAGGTACATGCTCTATTAAATTCAATATCTCTGTTCGGTCGGCAAAATCGATGTCAATGTCACTTTTAAACTTAATGGTCACAATCCAGCATCTTTCAATATTTGTTTAGTCCATTCAGTATCAGCCAAGTAATCCTTAAACTTACGTTGCCAATACTCCGGGTCAATCATTGTAATTATTTGCGTAACTTGCTCCTCGCCCAATGTATCCAAGAATGCAATACCCGAATCGCAGTTAAACACAATCCAAGGACTAATACGCCCATTAGCGATGTGATGACAAACACGGTTTGCGTTAGCCAGTCTAAAATAGTCTGTAAACCCGTTTGGAAATAATTCCGTATTTTCATCCACATAATTCTGCATCTCCGTTAATGCTCGTTCGAGTGCATCTTGTACTGCTTCTTTGCGCATGTATTGATGCAAGTATTCTAAGTATATTACTTCATGTGTCCAATGGTCAATCTTCTTGTTCTGTTTAATTACATATTCAATAAATGCTTTTGGGTTTACTGCACGTATACCAATAATATGTCTGCCGAACTTAACAAACGCTGTGTAGTATGGACTTGTAACAAAGTCGGCATAGCTCTTTAGTTTAGCCGAGCCTTGTGTTAGTTCAAAGAAACGTAAGTATGCTTGTAACCCAAACTGTACTCCGACTTCTTTTTCCTGTTGCCAACGACGTTTGGGCTCACAGAGATGCGCGGCCAAAGTACTTTCCTTACGAAATTCCTTTGAACAATATTTACAAGTATATGTTGGTGCAGCTTCTATGTTAGTTTTACCTTCGTTCCAAGCTGATACTATTTCATCAATCATTCTAGCTCTTTCTTAATGGTCTTATCGTCCATACCTATTTTTTGTCCGAGCAGTTTAAGACTTTTAGTATCATTGATTGCAACAAGTACATCAATCTCGTCTTCTCTAAGATTAGGGTATAGTTTAGCAAGGAACTTTGCCGCTTTGCTGTTACTTTCTTTCTTCTTAGTACCTTGCCAGTAATGACTCTGTCTACCCATACCCGGGCTTACAGTTGTACACATCAACCATTGTAACTTTGGATGTTTGTTTAAATCAAAGAAGTTTTTGTTTACACGTTCATTCACTGCCATTACATAGTATGCTTGTAAATCAGCAGACCCTGTAACACTTGCACCATAACGTAACATCAAATATGTGCTAAACTTCTTTAAATCTTCGGCTGTAAAGTTATCGTAGTAAGCACGATCTTTACGATCATATGCTGCCATCTCGTCATTAATTTGTAAACTTGAACTCATTTATTACCTTTAAGTTTTGCTACAATGTAATTCACTGTGTTCTCTAAGAATTGTAACTTTGTTTTTAAACTTGCAATAAATTCATCTTGTTGATGTACTTTGCGATACAGTTCTTCAAATGCCGCTTGCGATTCTTTCATGCGCTTTTCATGCGAAAGTAGGTTAGGGCGCGGTGGTGCATTTGGGTCTACTGCACGTTTCTTCTTTACTTTAAATTGTTTAGCGTTAAATGCCATCTTTATATTCCTTGCTTAACTTATATATCATTATAACATGATCGAGGGCGGCTTGTAAAGCAATATTTGTTTTAGCTGTCTGGAGAATCTTTTCCCACATGGCTCGTTCCATCATTTCTTCATGATGTTTAAGTATTTGACGTTTGTTATCTGATGCCCATGCATCGATTTCGGCAGTTGGAACAAACGCACCCGATAAGTCCATGCCTTCGTACATCATATCATCTGTTATTACACCAGGATTAAGTTTAGTTGTCATCTTATCCATTCCAATGTCGCAATACACCTGCAATGATAGTAAAGTTAGTTAGCAGGTATGTTATTACAATTATAGTGCGTATCAGTGCAACTCTATCTGCTTCTCTATCTGTTGTTCCGGCTTTTTCACCGAGTGCTTTAGCCCATAGCCGCCATGCTCTCTTATGTATCATATTACCAGATCTTTGAGTAGTCTACAATTTCACTTTGTCTCGAAATATCCTTAACAAAGTATGCGCATAATGGCTTATCGCCCGATTCAATTGGCACTGCAAGCATTTGCCCTGGTTTAAGTTTTGGGAAGTACCATTTAACATCCTGGTAGATATCCACAATTTCAATCGGGAAGAACTCTGGCTTAAAGCTCGATATAGGATTGAATCCAAATACACTAAAGCCCCTATCATTGATACTTGTTAATGGTATTACTTCTAAATCTCCAATGTCTGATTCGCCAATTAGTACTTGCCAATCAACCGGCATCTTTACCATGTTGCCGCCGATGTTTAATACAAGTGCAGGGCTATTAAATGATTCTAAAAAGATTAGTGGGATAAAGAAGTAGTCTGGATTCTTTGGGTCACTGTTATCTAAAATAGCAAAGCGCAAATCCTCCACTTCATCTGGAATTTCATTCATTTCGTACGCTGTGTTTTCTAATGTTAATATATGCATGTGTTCTCTTTAATTATAGTAATGACCGACATCTAAATTATCAAACATCTGAAGAACCTCCTTATGTAGGGGGAACTCCTCAAAATTTAAACTAGATGTTGCCTTACATTCTATATTGTACTGTGTTGTGTTAGCAAAGTAAACCGTAGGCTTATCAATTTGACTAACCACTTCGCTTACAAACTTATGATGGATATGACCATAGTCTCCATCTGCATTATGTGTTAGCACTATATCAGCAGTAACCGCATTATGTATTGCCTGTGTTGCTTTTTCAACAGAAAAACTTAAAACACCTGTTTCCATATCACTATACGAGTCTACATATCCTAAAAATGTTGTAACTACGTTTCGTTTATTCCAATATGCTGCAATTTCTATTGCCCTATCGTCTGTTGCATTATACGTTAAGTAAACTATCGACCATTTCCACATAGGATGAGTGTCAATATATTGTCTAGCAAATATAAGACAATCATCTGGGTGTGCAACTATTGCAGTTGCTTTCACTTACAACCCCCACTGAGTTTTAATAATATTATAATATATAGTTGCTAAGTATTCCTGACTTTCAATCTCACCGTGATAGCCGGGATCATTTGTTTTATCTTTAAGTGGATATAAATGGGTTGCATGACTTGCTGTTTCGTCATTTGTTTTACGTATGCAACGGTCATCTATAACTTTTGGAAGACTTGAATTAAATGGTTCCCTAGGCCATAATTCCCATAGCATGCCAGGTTCAATCGAAAACGGAATACCTGTATCATGTAACCTGGTAAGACCGTCGGCTATGATCCATTGATCAATTTGTCGTTTCCAATTGCTATCATATAAATGGTTAACATAGGCTTGTACTGCACGATGGGTCTCTTTATCTAATTTACCGCGATATTCATGTTCGTAGTTTTCTGCTAAACTAAAGATAGTTTCAAATATCATAGTACTAGGTTGACTACCATAGTTAATGTTTTGTATACCTAATTTAGGATCATACCCGTTAGTAATATCTACATTTAATAAATGATCTTGTAACGGATGGCCCCATCCAGTTCCTTCATTAATTTTAGTGTATGGAGCTGCCGCAGATGGAATTTCGAATCGATCCCACGACGTAGGTATAATAATTACAAAATCTGCTCGTTGACATATAGCTTCATCAATTTGAATTCTTATGCCGCCATTACTACACCCACGCCGAGCATAGTTATGCAATTCCCAGCCAAGTTGTGTTGCTAGCAATTCACTATAACTAGTGCCTGGCAGTATTTTACTAACTGCCGAAAAACTATCACCACATACTATTAATTTTTTCATTGCTTTCCTCGTTTTAATATAACCCCAGTGGAGTTTTCTTCTACAATGATAAATCCCATTGACTGAAGGAATACTACCCCTGTACCATTTTTTCCAATCCAACAATCGTTATACCGGAATGTATCATCAAATACAACAACACAATCATCAGATAACCAATTATACAAATAATACAATTGTGTAAAATGTTCAATTTGACAATTATTATTAGATAATTCAGTTAACCCATGTTGATTATAGTTTGCTTCCCCATCGTAACTTAGTTTAGCATATACGTCTGGGTAGTCAGTCATTACTTCGTGACGAATCGATTCCGACAATAGATGCCATGTAACAAACCTGTTAGGCCAATCGGCACCCTTGAGTTGATTATATACGTCTGCTGTCCATATGCAACTAATTATGTACTCATTTGGAGATTGGTTTAGCTTTGAATTTGGGTTAAAATAGTAATTGTCCAAATATAACATTGATATTTTTTTATCAATTGTTGGGTAAATATCCTTAGCCCACGATGACCCGATGGATTGATGCCACCTAATAGATGCATGGTTAACCGTTCTATCTGCAAAATTATTTATATCAACGGTGTGCAATATAATATCATATTTTTCTGCTAATTCTGCAAAATATAAAGTGCTACCTTCGCCACCTTCTAATCCGTGTTGAACTCCAAAGTCACTGCCAATTTCAACAATTACACTATCTGGTTCGATAGATGTAATATGTTTATGTGTTCTATTAAATAATGCGCCCATTATTTCCACTCCGTTTTTTCTACCGCATAAGGATAGTTTGCTTCAGTATAAAATTTCTTTCTGACTGTGAGATGCCGTTTGGCAAACTTACAGGTTGATGTTACGTCCCAGATTTGGACGAAGTCTTTGTCTTCCGCTTTACGGATGCCACGCCCGATACTCTGGATGACCCTAACAAAGCTCTTACCAGGCTCAATGAGCACAAGGTTAAAAACGCGAGGAATATTG